AATGTTATCGATTAGTTTTGTTATTATAAACTGAAAATACTTCTTTATCAAGCAAATCAGGACATTTTTCCGTAATAAGGTCTATCTCGTAGTCTTGCGGGAAATGCCTCAACGCACCTCTTGCTCTATCACGAACTGTGCTAGGTACTCTTGGAGTCTTGCCTGGATCGCACAATTCTTCTAGTAGTTTTTTACCTTGCTTAATAGCACGGTATCTTTCGTCTGGTAATGTCATAATAGTCTCCTTAAAGTAGGGGAACATTGTTCCCCTTTTGCCTTAGGCTGCTTTAGTATTACGTGCACGAATCATTGCTAGAATGTCTTGTGCTTTTTCACTACTAGGAGATGTTTTAGGAACAACTACAGGGCTATCTACTGATTCAGATTCATCTGCCGGTGCGCTAGTTTCAGTAGTCGCAGTTGTTGTGTCGGCAGTAGAACCTGACGGTGCTTCCAAGCCATATGGACGATAGTAAGAACCCCAACGCTCTAAGTCATAGGGTTGACCATCTACACTTGCATCAAACATTTCTTTGATGATTCGCAATTCAACGTCAGTTGGTTTCTTTGGTAAGAAATCTACTAAGTTAAATAAACCAAAACTATCAATAGCAGTTTGTTCTGCTTGCGTTAACGCACTTTCTTTGCGTGACCAACTACTTGTAGAATAATCTGCGTAGCCGCCTTTACCTGCAATCTTACGAATGTTAAAGTCTAGACCACGAACAAAGTCTGTTGGTAATTCTTCAATCTCAGGATCCATCAAACTTGCTTGAATGATAGTCTTTATTTGTGAACTAATAACAAACCTACGAATTGGATTGTTTGGAGTAGCATCATCACCAATTGGATTTTGACGTACAAATCCTTGAAAGAAGTAACTACGTTTCTTCCAGTATTTGTTTGCCAACTCTTTAAGACTTTCATCTTTATACCATGGACGAATTTCTTGTAGAATGGGACACAACCATTTAGGGTCATACATTTCAGTACAAGGAACTTGTACTTCAACTCGTTTCATTTCAGAGTTGCCTTTGACGCCATTAAATGGCAGTTTAATGATTTGTTTTTCAACCCAGAAGAATGGGTTTTTATTGTCGCCATCAGGCAAGAATCGGGCAGTTACTGTAGTGCCTTCATCAGCGTTCCAATGGGGATAGATAGTGTTATCTGATTGTTTCTGGGTAGAACCAGAACCTTTATTTTCTTGTGCAGCGATACGTGCACGAATGTCTGCTAGGGTAGCCATAAATATATTCCTTTATAAATTAAGATGGTCTTTGTTTTTTATTCGCTATGCATTATTACATAACTAACACGTGAAGTATAACATACTTTTTTCTCATGTCAATAGTATTTATGCCGGATATGGCAAACCTCACCTTTTAAGTGAGGTTTTTGAAAACTTATTTACCCAATAATCTCTTAATGGTTTCTAGTTCTTTTTGTCCTTCTGATACTCCTACCAAATCGCCTTTTTTTGCATGACGCCCAGTTGGTCCCCATTGCCCTGCAGATTTTTGATTATCGTCTAAATTTTCTGATACGTCTTCTGTTTTTGCTTTTCTTAATGCATCAACAGTTGGTGCACCTTTGCTACCCGGCTTACGCATATGTTCACCACTACCATTCTTAATGCGTTTTTGTTTAGCATGTATATTAGCCCATAAGCCTTTACTTTCTTCAGACACATCGTCCTTGCCCCAGCCTTCTTGGTCTTGATATCCGGCATGAAATGCTTTCAACCACTCAGGTGGACAATTGTGTTTTTTGGCAATGTCTTGTATTAAGTTACCCGTAGTACCTCCCTTAAATGCCTTACGACCTTCGTGATACCATTTTGCTTGTTCTGGATCTTGACTATAACCTAAGCCTTCTTCCACACCTTTTTGTTTATCCCACTCTTTATCAGTTTTAACGTTGTGTTCTTTTCCACCTTTGCCTATATCAGCAACTCTAGTGCCAATTGGTTTATTAGTCTTAACAACTGCGGGTTTATTTGAGTGTGTTTTTACACCACTTGCCTTGCCATTAGGAAACGCTCTCTCTACATCGTGAGAATAAGTACCTTCATCTACCGGTTGTTCTTTGTTTTTACTATTGATGATATCATGCATACGTTTGATGGTGTCTAACTTACGTTGGTCAACACCTTTAACAAATTCGCCGGCACCTTTTACCATGTTTTGGTACTCTTCACCGTAATCTGCTTCTTCCGGATCAACATAGTCATCAGTGCCTTCATTCAATTGCAAATCATCATGTGACCAGCTAATATAACTTTTACCATTAACATCTCCGGCACGAACCACGAATACACCACCTTCATCATATCCTTCATCTTCACCAATTTCCCAGCCCATTGATGCTAATGTTCGTTCAGCTTTAATCATTTCTTTTTCGTCACCTAACCACCACACACTGGCTAGTTTGTGTAACATATCTTCTTCATCACCGCCATTCCAATCGCCGTCATTGCTACTAGGTGGTGCAAACTCTACTAAACTATCTGCCCATTCTTCTAACTCTACAACTTCAGCCAAGTCTTTAGTTTCGCTAATGTTCTTGCTTAGTTTGCTTAATATAGGCATTACACTTTCAATACGTGGATCTAGTGTACTATTCATAAACATTTCACTTAAGTCTTCTTGTTGTTCATCTTCCATTAACGGAGGTGTATAACTTTCAAAATAACTATTGTACCCTTTTTTACCTGTTAACTTATGTAATGTCTCACGTAAGTTTTGATAATGATTAATACCTTCAGTAACTAAACGTTGTGCTGATTCATTGAATTGGTTGCCGCGTGTGGCACGAACAAATCCTGCCATCTTTTGATATTCTTCACACAAACTTGTAATATGGTTCCAACGTTCATCATTTGGCTTGCCGCCTTCAGCAATATGTCTTGCAAAAGTTCTTGCTAATCCCGGTTTAGTTGTAGGTGCCAATGTGCGCTCACCAATTGCATTTTCAATAAAAATACGTGCAACATTACGATAACGTTGTTCACCTTCTTCAAGTGCACGATTGTGCTGGATAATGATTTTAGTTGCAGGGATATTATCACTATAACTTTTGGCTTTACCCATTGGGTAGTAACCCTCATCTAATTTCTTTAAGTGTGCTCGTTGTTGCATATCAGGTCCTAAATGTTCGCTTGGTTTTAATTCAAATTTCAATTTTGAAAAGAAAGTATTTCTTAAGTGTGTGATAAATTCGTACCAACTATCAGTACCATCTTTAACATGTTTTGGACTATTGGCAATACTATCATCATAATAAACTATTAAGTTTTTGGATCCGTCAATAGATACATAAAAGTCATCATATTCTTTGTCATCTTTTATCCATTGACATTTGAAGACTTCAGCATTATTTGCAGTTGTGATGTCGCCGGAACTATCATAATATTGTTCTCTATTGGCTAAAACTCCTTCACCGCGTAAGAATCTATCTATTTGTAAGTTAAGTTGTTCGGAATTATTACTCATGTTGTATTTATGCAAAAACTGCAATGAAGGGCATAGGCATGATGATTTCTGAATGGTCTCTCATATATTCATCTAAATTGACGTTAAAAGTACTCAATAACTGAGTTACCCGTACCGCTAACAATGAAGCCATAATCAAATCATCGGTTTCTCCTAATTTAGCTTCATAACTAGCACCCTTTGCAACAAAGGTCTTGAGTTCACTAATTAGACTATGACTATGGATCGTCATTTTTTTACTTTCTAATAACGTCTTAAATTTGGCACAAGCGGTTAATTTACTTTTATTCGTAGTTGCAAAACCTTTGCGCTTTTTACCGGGTTCACTAACAAAACTACCCAATATATTTTGCTCACCATATTCATTTAATGATACTAACGCTGCTTCACCTACTGTATTATTCTCAATACTATAATATAAGTTCTTTGGCTCAGTTGTACAATCAACTATGTACTTATTAATTTGTGCTATTAGTTTAATTTGAGTTGGTATATCTGTTTTATTATGTTTCCACTCGCCAACTTGTGTCATTGTGTTTGCTTCAAAAACCTGTATACCGGATGGATCACCACCTGAACCAATACTAGGATCTAGTGCAACTACATACACGTTTCCTTTTGTGGGTTTTTTGTACCAGCGAACTTGTCCCTGTCTTAATATAGGTTCTTTAGATTCTAAGTCAATTAATGTAGTAGGTGCAATTAATGTTTCATCAGCAATAATGAATTCACAATTCATCTCTCGGCGAAATCTATCTTCTCCAAGTTGAGAACGCATTTCATCAGCCCACTTATCATCACGTTCCGGGTGTGCATGCCAAGTTGCTTTATATGCTTTGAATCCGTTTATACCTAAATCAGTTTTGTTACCAAACTCATCTTGACATTTATTAGCACCTTTCCAAATTAGTGCAAACTGGTCTTCGTCAGAGTTAGGGGTTGAAGTAATAATCGCTTTACCACCTGTACTTAATGTAGGAGTAATAGATGTCCAAAACTCACTAGCAATAGTTGGTCGAACGAATGCAAACTCATCTAAGTATAATAATGAAATAGACAGACCACGACCTGTATTTTCAGTAGTTGTTGCACTAATGATACGACTACCGTTATCAAATGTTAAACTACCTTTGTTATAGTCAACTGCACCTGCTTTAATATGATCGGGGCAGTTTTCATATGCATAACGTACACGTTGCATAATCTCTTGTGCACCAGCATATTTGTGTGCGGCTATTAATACAGTACTATCAGGTACAAACATTGCATACCATAGTAAGTAACCTGCCGCACTAGTTGACTTACCTGTTTGTCGTGCCATCAAATTAATACTAAAACGATATTTGTGATATGTTTCAATCAACTCCTTTTGAAAGTCCCATGGATGATAGTGCATACTACCACGTGTTGGGTGCTGTATCATAAAGAAGTTATCCATGAAGTATAGATGACCCGTATCAGGATCACAACATTTAATATAATCGTCTAATTGTTTTTGATCCTTAAACTTTGTTTTCTTATAAGGAGTTTTTACTAATGTTGTAGTGTCAGCCATAATAGTATTTAGTAAACACAGGGGACTATGTTTATAATCCGTATCTACTGCGTAGTGCGTTGAAGTTTTGTTGAATTTGAGTTGCGTTTAATGCTTGCCCGTAGATAGCAACTGAGCCAATATCACCGCGCCAATAGTTGTCTGACCGTGCTACTGCTTCTATTCCACTGTTTGTAAATTGATAAAATGTTACGCCAGTATCTGGTGTGCCTATCTGTTGTCCGTTAATATAATAAGTAACTACTCCACCGGTGGTTTGTGTTGCGGCTACGACTATCCACTGGTTATCTGTCACCGTTAAAGATGCAGATACAGATGGCGCCCATGGTGAATTGGTGCCGGTGCTGAAATGCATTCTCCAAGTATTTCCTTATATATGATACATGTAGGTATTGAAGTTACGA